CAAACCAAGCAGATGGAAATATTAGTGGAGCAATTACTACTGATGGATTAACTGTGGATACAAATACACTGGCAGTTGATGCAAGTAATAACAGAGTTGGTATTGGTACCGCTTCACCAGCAGATCAATTAGAGCTCCTTGCAGGTAGTGAACGATTGATGATCGGAGCAAACAATCCTAGTACTTTTTCTCGTGTAGCCGCAAGAAATACTGGAGATAGTGGATATAGAGGCTTAAAAATTGATGGATCAGATCTACATTTAAATACAGAATCTGGTTCTGGAAATATTATTATGTCAACAGGCAGTGATAAAGTTGGCATTGGTACAGCTACGCCTGCAAAAAAATTAGATATCAGTGGAGATTCTGGAGATGTTGTTCAAGCAAAAGTAACATATGCTGGTGCTGATGGTAATCGTGCAGGATTTATACTAGCAAACACACATACAGGTGGACGTGAATACGGAATATATGCAGGTAATGATAGTACTGGTGGAGGACTTGGTAATAGTTTTGGCATAAGTGATAATACAGCAAGTACTGCATATAGATTAGTTATTGATAGCTCAGGCAAAGTTGGTATTGGTACAACTACTCCTGGTACTACATTAGATGTTAGAGGCGAAGTAAGCATAGCATATAATGCCAGTTATGGTTTAAGATTTTATAATCAAGGTAGAAGTAATTGGAGCTCCATTGGTAATATGGATACTGGTACTGGTGCAGATCTAACTTTCAAAAGTGGCAGTGGAACTATGGTCTATACACATAGTGGTAATCTTGGTATTGGTACTACTACTCCTGCTAGAATTTTTACAATCAACAATGGTGGCCCTGTTGTTGAAATTGACCCTGCTGGTCAAAGCAGTAATCCAATTTATTTCAATTACAACCGATCGACCAGTGCGTATTTGACTCCTGAATACTGGGCGTTGGGCCACAAATTTATGTACAATGGGGGAAGTCTGGCTTTAGAGATTACCAGTGCTGGTAATGTTGGTATTGGTACTACTTCAATTCCTTCTGCTAATAGTGCATACTTAACAGTAGGAACTCAAGATTATGCTATAAGTCATAACGGTTTTTCTAAAAACTCATACTTCGATGGGTCAAATTACACGGCTGTTACCAACAACGCTGGTAAACTTATTCAGATGGGTGATGATATTATTTTTTATCATTCACCTACTGTGGCGGCAGGTGCGGCACAAACACAAACTGCACTAATGGTACTTGAAGGTGGTGGTGATGTTGGTATTGGTACAACTAATCCTGATGAAAAAATGCATCTCTATACTAGTGCAGGTACAACTTTATACAAAGCAGAAGTCAACGCAAATAGTACTGTTGGATTGGAAATTAAAAAAACAGGGTCAACTACTCAGTCTTGGAGAATAGTAGACGGAGAGACTGTAAATGGTGCATTGCAGTTTTATGATGTCACAGACAGTAGAGTAAATATGCAAATAGATGGCAGTGGTCATGTTGGTATTGGTGCTGACGGCAATATGACAGCAAAATTTACAGTAAACAAACCTGCTACTGGACATACAACAGGCTATCAAGAAGACATAGCTCAACTGTATACTACTACAGCAACTTATACTGGAAGACATTATCTCAATTTTTTCCATGATAACCAAAACAGAGACGCTAGCGGAGATCATACTGTATGGGGTATGGCATTTGGTTATGACACCAATACCAGAGGTGGAATACAATACGATCACAAAGGTCAAGAACGTATGACTCTTTGGAGTAGTTATGGTACTATGCAATTCAAATTACCTGCTACAGCGGTGGCAACAAAACGTGCAGATCAAATTACTGAAAATCCAGCACTTGAACTTAAAAACAATGGCAACAATCTGCGTCCGAGACAAAGTGGTATTTGTCTTACATTATCCGGCACTCAAGTTTGGACAAGCGGAAATAATTGGGTAAAAGTAGATTTGGATACAATAGTATACCAAAATGGAAACACCAGTGCATGGGATAGTAGTAATGAAAGATATGTATGTCCAGAAGCTGGGTTATATCTAGTAACAACAAGTGTACAAATGGAACAAAACACTGGAGCAATATGGCGATATTTATTTCCATGTATAAACGGAGCAACTAATGCAAGTAATGGTATGAACTTTGCAGACTTTGTTCCACAATCTCAACCAAATGCTACATACTATCATCATACTCACAGTTGTATTTTGAATTGTAGCAGTGGTGATTATATAGAATGGAAAGTAACTGGCTCAGGCGGTAGTAGTAATATTAAAGGCGGCGTCGAAACCGCCTGTGCAATATACTTTTTAGGATAAGGAAAAATGACAAAAACAATTACAACTGAAATAAGCGATGCAATGTACAAAGCATTAGAATCAGCGGCATCAGATCCTGCTGAATGGGCAAAAAGTGCAATAGAGTTAAGATGTAGAGAAGCATATAATGAAATATATAGGACTACTGTTGATAGATATTTAGAAGAAGGAATTACAGTTCCTAGTTCTAAAGACGAAATAGTATTGGACTCTTTCTCAAGAGGCTGGACTAAAACAGTTGCACAACTCAATGCTGAATTCGATGATGAACTAGACGCTAAAGGGTGAATAAATATATGTATAGAACAGGATAGTTAAATGCCGTATATTGGACAAAGCCCAGATACAATAGTAAGCAGAAATTCTTTTGATGAATTCAATTATACAGCTACTAATGCACAAACATTATTCGAAGGCAGTGATGCTAATAGTCAAACACTAGCATACAATCCTGGTAATGTAGAAGTTTTTCTCAATGGTGTACGCTTAGAAGAAGCAGACTTTACAGCTACAAACGGAACAAGTGTTGTACTTGCAAGTGGAGCTACTACTGGTGATTTACTCAGTATTAAAGCCGTAATAGTTTTTGAAGTTGGTGATGCAGTAAGTAAAAGTTCAGGCGGTACTTTTAGTAATAACGTTTCTGTAACTGGTACTCTAACTGCTACAAGTTTTAGTGGAAATGGCGGAAGTCTAACAGGTATTAATACAGACCTAGTAGATGACACAACTCCACAGCTAGGTGGAGATTTAGATGCAAATGGAAAACGTATTTCATTTAGTGAAACCGACTATCAAAACCTAGAAGCACTCAGATTTAATGGATCAAATGATGCACTTGTTGGTACATACATAAGCCGCCAAAATATTCTACATGATTTTCATATCTATAACTACGAAGGTGATATCAAAATACAAAACTTTGATAATGATCATGATATAGTTCTTACTTCTGATGATAGTAGTGGCGGTAGTGCAAATTACTTTAAGGCAGATGGATCAACTGGCGAAGCAATATTATATCATTATGGCAGTGAAAAAATAAAAACAGTTAGTACAGGCGCTGAGATTACTGGTACGCTAAATGGTCATACTATTCCTGCAGGTGCAGGAACACTAGCACTTACAAGTGATATTGGAAGTGGTGATACTGATATACTAACAATTACAACAACATCATCAAATCCAAGTGCACCAAGCAGTGGATCAGTAAACATTTATGAAGATGGATCAACACTAACCTTTCAGAACAGTAGAGCAGGCACAGGTCATTATCAAATGAAAATGGAAAATTCTGCAGGAACATTTTTGTTCGGAGTAGATGGACTAGGTAATGCGATTACAAGTGCAAGTGGTACTATGAGAGCTCAATACTTTTACGCTGTATCAAACACCAGCTACTATCTAGCACCGGCTGGAACTGGTACTTCTTTAGCAGTAGCAGGTAATGCTGGTATTGGCGGAACAACTATAACTGATAGTAATATGCTAAACCTACAAGGAGATGGTTCTGCTGTTAATGTCGGCGCTGTATTTAATAAAACAAATGGCACACCTCAGATATGGGCTTGGCAAGTTAATAATACAACCAATGATTTTAGGATTCATAACTATACTGCAAGTACAAATCCTTTAGTAATTTCAACAGATGGTAATGTTGGCATTGGTCAAACTAATCCAGGCACAAGTTTACATATTAAAGATGCAATAACAAATCCTAATACAATAAGTAGTAATATAACAATACCAGCAAGTAGCAATAGTATGATGGCTGGACCAATAACATTAAACGCAACCGTTACAGTTCCTAGCGGAAGCACATGGACAATAGTATAAGATGGCAAGTATTTTAAAAGTAGACACAGTTCAAGGCGCAACTACAGCAACCACAGTAGCAATGCCAAGCAATACACACATACCAGGACATGTTGTTCAAACTGTAGAATATAAAGCAATGCCTACTTATATTGAAGTAAGCAGTAATACTTTTACAGCTTCTAATATGCAAGTTGATATTACACCTAAATACAATAACAGTAAAATTATACTAAGAGCCAGTTGGAGTTATTGGTTGGCGGCAGACAGTAATAACTATCAAATTTCTACAATCTACAGAAACGGAAGCAACTTAGGAACTGGTAGCTATAGTGGTATAGCATTCCATGGACCTATGCGTAATAGCACTTACAACAATCATACTATGATAGAGACTGTGGATTATCCTGCAACTACAAACAGTACAAATTACAGAGTATATTGCAGACCTTATAATGCAAACGTAAGCAATTTAAGATTCCAATGGAGTGCAACAGTATCGTTTTTACAAGCAATGGAGATAGCAGTATGAGTACTTTGTATGTTGATAATCTTGCAGAAAAAACATCAGGGCATGGTGTGCTTATCCCAGGTTCTATCTGTCAAGTTGTAGAACAAAAACTAAGTGGTAGAACAGTAGTAAATGCAACAGGTACATATGGTCAGAGCATTGCTAGTGGATTCAAATGCAGTATTACACCCAAGTCAGCCAATCCAACACTCTTTGTTATATCTCAAATTCAATATACAAGTGAAGGTTTCAATGCTGGTTATCAGTTGTATGACAATACCAATTCACAATATCTTTTGTTCAACGATCAAAGCTCAGATGGTTCTAGTACGAACAGTGGTAGAAAATACCTTTCCAGTGGTGGGCTTGGATCTAGCGGATTTAACAGTGATGGTAATGATTATGGTAATAGCAGTAGAACTGCCAGTGGATTGTATACACCACCAAACAACAACGCATTAGAAATAGAAGTAAGAATTTTATACATGAATAACACAGGAAATGTATACATGGGCGGAAACGAATCCAATCTAAACTATGCGTATGACAGTTACAGTCATTGTTCACTTACAATTATGGAGATTGCAGGATGAGCATATTAAAGGTTCAACAACTACAGCATACCAACGGAACAGTTGGTCTCGATATCAATACTAGCGGATCAGTACACATGCCAGGACATGTAGTACAAGCAATATACAGTGAAACTGATAGTAGAGCTTCTTATACATCTACGTCTTTTGTTGATGTTACTGGAATGACAGCTACTATAACTCCTAAATATAACACTAGTAAAATTTTAGTACAAGTTTGTATGAACATAGGTATACAAAATGCCGCATTTAATTTAAGTTGTACATTATTTAGAGGTAGTACAGCAATTTTTGCAGGTACTGACACAAGTAATAAACAAGGATTTGTACAGATAGAAGGAAATACAACAGGCGGTCAGTATAAAATTTATAATCAAACTGCAACCGTTTTAGATGCTCCTGCTTCAAGTTCGGCAGTTGTATACAAAGTAGCGGGTAGAATAAACACTCCAGCCGGAACTTGGTATCTAAATAGAAATCACTACAATTGGGTCGACCAAGGTAATACTAAATCAAGCATGACACTTTTGGAGATTGCACAATGATAAATATTGGTATCAAAGGAACAAACAAATGACAGACATAGCAAAAGCATTAACAGAACTAGGCATTCAAGAATGGGTACTCAGAGGTGAGCCCACAACCAAAGAAGAATTTGCCACAATGTATTCCAAAGTAACAGGTGCAGATGAAAATGGTTCAGCTATTGAAAGCCAAAAAGAATCAGATTGGGGTGTAACTTGGGAAGATGTTTCTGCAAAAAAAGATGCACTAATTGCCGCAGAACCAATTCGACTATTAAGAGAAGAACGTGATGCTAAACTAGCAGAAACTGATTGGATGGGCAACAGTGACGTTACTATGACAGATGCATGGAAAACATATAGACAAGCACTCAGAGATTTACCAGCATCCGCTGATCCAAAATTATTAAATGGAATGTTAGACCCTAGCTCAGTCACTTGGCCAACCAAACCTTCATAAAGTTAATAAATATGTGTAGAGAATAGGATTCACATATGCCGTATATTGGACAAGGTTTACAACAAGGTAGACGTCAGAGAAGTACTTTTACAGCCACAGCAAGTCAAACCACATTTGCACACTCATATGCTGTAGGATATGTGGACGTATATCAAAACGGTATTTTACTAGCACCCAGCGATTATACAGCAACAAATGGAACACAAATTGTACTAGCTGTTGGTGCCGCTCTTAACGATGAAATTACAATTATTTCACAACACTTGTTTAGTGTAGCAGACGTTGTATCAGCTACTGGTGGAACATTTAATGGTAATGTTACAGTAACAGGAAATCTTACAGTACAAGGTTCAACTATAACTGTAGATACCGCTACTACACAAACTGTTGATTTAGGTGACAGTGACAAAGTACGTTTAGGTGACGGCAACGATTTACAGATGTACCATGATGGTACAGATTCTTATATAACTCATGATAATACGGTTACTTCATCGTTAATTATACAAAATCTTAACACTGACACCAATACAACAGATGGTATTCGTATAGAAACTATCGACAATAGTGCTTTAGATAATTACGTTCATTTAACAAATAATGCAGGTGTAAGATTAGGTGTTTCTGGAGCTGATAAAGTAAGTGTCATTGGTACTGGCACATATTTCAATCATGATGTAATATTAAATGGCAATAGTTATGATCTTAAATTTAGAAATGGTACTAATTATATTACGCTAGCCGCTAACGTGTCAGGCGATTCGACTGCTAATTTACCTAATTTTGATGGCACAATACCAGTATTTACAACTGCTCCAACCAGTGCAATCACAGACGGAACAGCTGGTCAACTTTTAAAAACCGACGGAGCTGGTGCTCTTAGTTTTACTACAATTTCTGAAATCGACGGAAATCTAAAGGTTGGAAATACAGACTTTGGAAGTTATAACAGTACTCATGGTAATTTAATGGTTAGCAATGCCGCCAATCCTACTTCAATATTACTTTATAATGATGCTGGTTCTTACCAGTCAAGTTTGATACAGTATGATACCAATGTGTTAAAACTAGGATTGAATAATTCTAATTCAGCAAATACTCTTTTAACAACTACAGCTATAAATGTTACTTCTACTGGAGTTGGTATTGGTACAACTAATCCAAGTCAAAAATTACATGTATCTAGTTCAGATCATACTAGAGTTTTGGTAACAGCCGGTACTGACAAATATGCTGAACTGCAATTTGAAAATGATGCACAAAAATTTGCAATGGGCGTACAAAATGATGATAAGTTTTTCTTGTATAATTCCACTGGTACATCACAAGTATTGACTATTGATACATCTAATAATATTGGTATTGGTACACAGAGTCCTGGTGCTCTATTAACTGTAAGTAAAACAGCGTCGGATCATACAAGTGCCGCTATTTCAATAGAAAACACACAAAATGGTGGTTATGGAGGTATACTAAATTTCGTAAGCACAAGGCTTGGTAGTCAAGTTACTGCCGCTACTATCGGAACTGACGGACAGGAAAATTGGAGTAGTGTAGCAGACACCAGTTCAAATTTAAAATTTTCTACAGTACATGATGGCACTCTTGCACAAAGAATGAAAATCAGATCAAATGGTAATGTTGGTATTGGTACAAATAGTCCTGACACATTATTAAATTTACAAAAAACTAGAGCAGGGTCAATCTCAAGTGGTTCTAGCGATACAGGAGCTGTAATTAAATTACACACAGAAGCTCAGTGGGAAAGTGGTTATGGTAATGATACTGATTCACCAAATAATGATTACTTGGGCGGTATTGAGTTTTCAAGTGGTGACAGTTCAACAGGTGAAGGCGTTAGGGCGGCTATCAGAGGAACAGTAGACACTTACTACAATACAAACAGTATTGTTTTTGAAACAGCAAATAGTGCAACAGCTGAAACTCCAATAGAGCGTATGAGAATTCAATATGACGGTAAAGTTGGTATTGGTACAGGTGTTCCGAGTGTTGGCTTAGAAGTTTCTGGTGACACTCCCAACGATGAAATTTCAATAAAATACAGTGGTACATCTGGAGGACACAACAGTAAATATTTGTTCAAAGACTTTAGAGGTCAAACAAATGCTGGAATATACAACAACCTACAAGATGACGGTGTAGGTTCAGCCGCCGCACACATGCAGTTTTATACTTCAACTGGTGGTACATTGTCTACTCAAATGGCTATTAGTAGATATGGTTATGTTACAACACCTAATCAACCTAGTTGTTCAGTTTACAATATGGGATTTTCAGGTAGTGCTAGTAGCTGGTCTTCAGCTGGATCCGGTAGTGTTAACGGTGCTATATACAGTAGCAATGTACATCACAACAACGGCAATCATTATAATACATCAAATGGATATTTTACTGCTCCTACTGACGGATATTTTCTGTGTAATCTTAATGTGTATGGCAAGAAAAATACTAATCACGGTGACACTTCCGGTTACTGGTGGGGCTATTTTCAAAAGAATGGCGGGTATTATGCTGGCAACTACATCATGGAAGCATACTATAACTCAGGTGATTATGACCAAGGTGCTAGTATATCAGCAGTGATAAAATTAGCATTAAATGATACGGTACGCCCATACATGGGTGCTTATGCTGATGGCATGAGTGTATACGGACCAAACACTAGTTTTAGTGTTCATATGATCGGGTAAATAATACAAACGGAGAGAACATGCCAGATATAACAATTAGTATAACAGATACAGAACAAAAAGCACTAGAAACTGTAATGGTAGATATTCAAGAATGGACTGACAATGCTGTTACAAATAGAGCAAGAATTGCTAAAGATGAAATTATTTCACAGCTAGTGGCACATTGCAATGCCAATGATGTTACTATTGCTACGGGCGAAGATGCACAAGTAACTCAAGCATATGATTTAAATTTAGTTAAAAAGCTAACAAATGATCCGCCGTCAACACCAGAAGGTTAATTATATTTACTATCGTTAGGATCATCCTCCGTTAGGATCATCCTCCGTCTCTCCTATTTTCGGTGCAGTAGGCCACACAACATGCCATGGACTTTCAACGTCTTGCTGAGGAACATCTCTCAGTTCTTGTACATATGTGTCCATGTCAGATATGTCATCTGTTGGAGTAACTCCTTGTCTTACTTCACTTTCGTATCTATAAATTATCCATTCAAATTCTTCTATTAATTTATCTCTATATTCTCTGACTCTAACCCATTGCTCTTGGTGTTCTTGTTCGTCCTTGTCTACAATTTTCCAATCAACACCGGTCCAGATTATTTTTTGAGCAG